TGGTGGTAAACCAAAAGGTCAAATTTATAATAATAATAACGCCGAAACAATTTTAGATAATTATGTAGGTAATGGTTCTCAAGTTATAAAAAAAATAGAACAAGCACCTTTGTTTAAACCTCAAGAAAATGTTCAATGGACATATGGTATGCCAGATATGAGCGATTTTTATCAATCTAGACAAAATCCAGTAAATAGAAATAATATGGTTAAACCATTTGAATCAATTCGGGTTGGTCCAGGTTTAGATAAAGGATATAGTGCTGATGGAAGTAATGGTTTTAATTCTGGTATGGAAGTACGTGATAAATGGTTGCCAAAAACAGTAGATGAACTTCGTGTAGCAACTAATCCAAAACAAGAATATGACCTTAATGGATTACAAGGTCCAGCCCAATCTGTTATAAAAAATGTAGGAATTGAAGGAAAAGTTGAAAAATATAGACCAGATACATTTTTTATTAATACTCAAGATCGTTGGTTAACTACAACTGGAGCAGAAAAAGCAGGACAATTAGTTCCAAATTATATTGTAAAACCTTCCACAAGAAATGAAACAACAACATATCAACAAGGAACCCCAAATAGTGTTATAAAAACAGCTAGTTATGTTCCTAAACATCATGAAGAACCAAAAAGAATTCAATTAGAAGGGTTTGATATAGGTCATTCAGTAGCAACAGGAACAGCGCCATTACAACATCAATCATGCGACAAAAATCACAATAGTCATACGAATTATGAAAATAATCGTTCAGTAAATAAACAGCAACAAACTTTTGGTTCGGGATTTTCTAGTGCTATTGGAGCTGTTATTACTCCAATAATGGATATATTAAAACCTTCAAGAAAAGAAGAATATTCTTGTAATATGCGCATTTATGGTAATATGGGTGGTCAAGTTCCTGAAAACTATGTATTAACGCCAGGAGATATTACAAATACAACAATAAAAGAAACTACACTTTATCAACCAAATGGATATATTAATAGTCAAAAAGATAACGCGGGTTATTTAGTAAATGAACAAACCCCAATAGCAAATCAAAGAGATACAGTGAATCACGATAATTTTATGGGAATGTCATCTAAACTTGGAAATCGACAATATGATGCGGTTTATCGTCAAACTAACAATCAAGTAAAAGAAAAAACCATAGTAGGCCGAACAAATCAAGGAAATGCGAAACATTTTAATTCTCAAGTTAATGTTACAATGTCAAAATTAGATACTGACAGAGAAAATAATAGGTTATGGACGCCACAAAGTATTATAAATGCGGGTCCTTCTGTGCAAACATATGGAAGAGCAAATATGCCACAATACTATGATAATAATCAAGGGTGTGAGCGTATTGCTCCTGATATTCTTGAAGCATTTAAACAAAATCCGTATACTCACAGTTTATCAAGTGCCGTCTAAATACCTCCGTTCTAATAACTTTTATGTATATATTCTCTATTACTTGTGATAACCTTCTAGAAATAACTATTAATAAATTGTGATAATTGTTCGGTTATATCTTTAGTATAAGATATATTTTTTGTTACTAATGAATAAGTATCTGTCCATGTGTTGCTACCGCTACGGCCTAACCAACTTTCACATATAAATCTATCATTTTCTACCATATTAATAGGAATTTCAATAGGATTACACGAAATTAAATAACTTCCTCTTGCCCACCAAAAATTAAACCATACCCAACCGTCTTGAGAAGGAAAACTCCCTGCCTTTTGTATTTCTGGAAAATGGTTAAAAATAAATAAAGTAGTATCCCAATTTAATAATGTACTTCTAGTCAATAAAATTTCTGCCATAGTTCTATGTTGAGTTGGGTTATGATTAATCATACCTTTGCTATGTAGATAAATAAATATTTTATTTGGATTTATTAAAGCTAATTCTCTAATTTTAATAATAGCAGGAAACTCATATGTATTTTCATAAACTTCTGTAATATCAATAGTATCATTAATAATATTTTCTATCATTAATTTAGCCTCTTGTATTTCACAAGGTGTTCCTAATAATACAACATGTAGTTTACTCATTTTTAAAATACCACTGTTATGAATATCTGTTATTTGTCCAGATATAATATTTTTCCATTTTTGTCCATTATACAAATACGCATAATAAACTATATATATAGGTTTATCATTAATAATATTAACATCATCATCATCATTAATGTAAGTATTTAAATTATGATTATTGTTTAAAAAGTGACAAATTGCGTTATTCTTGGTGCAAAGGTCTATTGTATCAAATACATCTTTATTGGATAGAATATATTTTTTCCAATTAAAATTATCTGGTAAATCACAATATTTTCTATTTTCAAATCTTCCAGCCTGTAAATAATGTTTTTCTAATAATTGTTTATTATGTCCAAACGCATTAAATAAGTCTTTATAATAGTTTGAATAAAAAATGTGGTCAAAATACTCTGGTAAATTATCCATATTTAAATATAATTAATTATCTTTAAATATTATTTATATTAAATTAAATTAATACGTAATATTAGAATATAAAAATACTTTTTTTATATTAATTAGCATTTAAATGTCATTAGAAATTCATCAAAATATAAAAGAAAAGCTTAAATACTTTTATTTAATTCACAAAATACCAAATATTATTTTTAATGGTCCAAGTGGGTCAGGAAAAAGCAGTATTGTGAATGAATTTATTTCATTAATTTACGACGAAAACAAAGAAAAAATAAAGGATTTGGTAATGTATGTTAATTGTGCTCATGGAAAAGGAATAAAATTTATTAGAGAGGACTTAAAATTTTTTGCAAAAACTCATATTCATTCAAATGGTGGTAATACCTTCAAAAGTATAGTGTTATTTAATGGTGATAAACTAACAATGGACGCTCAATCGGCATTACGTAGATGTATTGAATTATTTAGTCATAATACCCGTTTTTTTATAATTGTTGAGGATAAATATAAATTATTAAAACCAATTTTATCACGTTTTTGTGAAATTTATATTTCTGAGCCAGAATATAATGGAAAAATAATAAATTTATATAAATATAATCTGGAAGAAACATTTAAACTAACAAATATAAAAACCAAAAGAAGTGATTGGTTAAAAAAAGAAATTCAAAAATCAATAAAAATGACAATAAAGTATGAAGATTTACAATTATTTGTAACAAAATTATATGAAAAGGCTTATAACGCATTAGATATAATACAATTAATTGAAGAAGGTTGTTTTTCAATAGAACAAGATAAAAGATATGAATTATTAATAGCATTTAACAAAATAAAAAAAGAAATTAGAAATGAAAAATTATTATTAATATTTGTAATAAATTTTACTTTTTTAAACAAAAATTTATCTCTTGAAAATATGACATTTATATAAATAAAATAATAAATAATAATTTAAGTAATTAGTTTAAGTAATTAGTTTAAATAATAAAAATATTTAATCAAATATGTTTATTATGGATGATTTTAATGTTAGTTCATTGCATGAATCAAAGAATGAGTGGGGAGCCCGTTTGCTTACAATTTTAACTCCTCTAATTATTGAAGGTTTTAAATCTATTTTTGACGAATCATATAAACTTTGTAAAGATAACGATGAAACCGGAAAATATTTAATGACATTTCAAAATTTAATTTCAAGAATTCCAAAATGGAATGTAAGTATTATTGAAACAGAAAAAAAAAGAATTATTGATAAAAGTGGGTGTTCTTATTTAGAAGAATTAGTTACGTGTATTCATATAATACAACTTAAATTATTAACAGCAATGCGTGTTGGAAAAAAACAAAAGAAAATTGACATTAATATACCAAAGTTAGAAGATTTTATTCATAAATGTTATATAAATACAGCTAGAAAAATTTACAAAAATGTGTATTTATTTGAATTAAATTGTCCTTCTTTACAAATTCAAAAATATAACAGAGAATTGGAAATAATTGTTCAAGAATGTATATTAAACGCAGTAAGAGATAGTATTCCAATTGAAAATATTTTAAGGGCATATATGGATGAAACAGTTGAAGAAGATGTAGTTGAAGAAATAAAGGAACAAATAATTGAACCTCATGTAGAAAAATGTGCTGAAACAGAAACGATATTTGAAGGAAAAGATGGAAATATGAGTTTAAAATTTAATGATATTGATTCAGTTCTGTCAAAAAATGGAAAAGAAGAATTAGTTAACGCTCCAAAAACAATTGAAAGACTTGAAGAAATAAGTACATTAAGAAATATACAAAGAAAAATAGAAGAAGAGGAAAATGATGATAAAATTAAAATCTTAAATGAAGAAGTTTCATTAGATAGTTTAGACATTAATGTAATTAATCCGCCAGAACTAAATACAGATATTTTGTTAGATGATATTGAAATTTTAGCATAAATATTTAAATGCGTTATTTAAAATTAAGAAAACTAAAAATATATTTTAATATGAATAATATATTTTTAGTAGCAGGGATAATATCTGTAATTTTTTTTATTGGTAAATTTTTAGAAATGCGATATATTAATAACGAACCAAAACCTTTAAAATTGTTAATTAGAGATTCTTTGTTAGTTTATGTTAGTGTTGTAATTGGTAGTTTTATATTAGATCAGCTAAAACCATTAATTAATGAAATAGTTCTTCCAGAAACTCCATTAGCATTTACAGATAATCCACCTTTTTAACGTCCTGTCCATACTTTAATAAAAACAGATTTTAATTTTTTCTGTTTACAATCATTATTATACTCATCATAATTATAACTAAATACCTTAGGATACTTAAAAATATCTCCGAATAATGATTTTATTTGAACTAATTTGGGGAATTCTTCACAAAAAATTAATCCAAATATTCTTTCTAAAGAGCAACGGTCTGGTCTATTACTAATTGAATTTAATAAATTAGTAATGTTATATTTATTTTGTAACATTTCTAAAAAACTTAATTTTATGTAACACTGGCAACCAAAACATAAATCGAAGTTATTATTTGTATTTGTATTTGTTAATTTAAAATTTATAATAAATTCGTCTTTTTTAATAATTTTGTTGATTAATTTGTTATTATTTTTTAATGATGATGTTATGCGTAATATATTACGTAGGTTTTCATAATCATATTTATGATGCCAAAATGGCAGTACTGGCATTTTAATTTGTTCAAAAGGTATTCTCTTGTGAATAAATAAACTGTCGTGTATAATTACGGCATTTTGAAACCATTTATATTTTAAATAATAAATATAAGGTAATAATTCACCTCTTCCTGGATATTCAGATTGAATTACAGTTAAATTTCTATATTTATAATTTTCTTTTACAAATGTTTGATTGCTGTTATCGTCAATAATTACAATTTGTTTTAAAGGATAAAATGTGTTAACTAGTTTAACACATTGGTTCCAGTATTCATTTGTTTGGGTTGAGTTAACATGTCTAGTAATAATAAATCCATAGTCTGACATAATATTCTTAATATAAATAAAGATAATATTATGTAGAATTATTTAAATATAAATTGGTAATTCATCTATATTAATAATAATTTCATTTTTGACAATATTTTTACTTAAAACTAAAAATTTTTTAAATTCATTACGTTCTAATTGTGCTTGAGGTGTATGATTATGAACATAGCGTGCTATCATTTTATACAATTTAAAGTCAGGATAACGTTCAACTCCATTATTTTTATATAAAACATTAATTCCATTATCATCTATACACCATTCAACTATTAATTTAATTAAAGGAGAACATTCATTTAAATTTTTAATAATGCTAAAATCATCAATAACATAATCAAAAATAGAACAAGCTAATCTACATAAATCAAAGCTAAAATTAGGTTCTAACCGTGGTTTTTTATCATTAACATATGGTTCAGTATTATATTGTGTAGCGGCATCTCCCCCTGTTTGAAAACTATCACTACAAAATAATTTACCATTTAATTTATATATAGCGCGTCCAAAATCAATTAATTTATATATTTTTCCAAATGTTGGAACTTTATATGTTTTTTTTTTATAAGTATAATATATAAATTTTTTGTTAGTTGAATTGTACATAATATTATTAGTATGAAGGTCATTATGAGTAAATGAAAACATTTTTTGATAAGTAATTAAAATCATTATAATTTGCATTAATGCGGAAAACCATTCTTCCTCGTTTAAAGTTTCGTTAATAATTAAATTATCAAATGTGTTTTCACAATTTTCCATACATATAACTTGAACTGGGAATTTGGGAAATGTTAGTATTATAGATTCTTCTTCTTCATCTTCATCTTCTTCGTCATCTTCTTCTGGATCTGTGTCGTTAATATTTTCATTATTATTATCATTATTATTATCATTATTATCACTATTATTATCATTTTCATTAATGTCGTCTAATTCATCTAAATCATTATCATTTGTATGAGATGATCTGGATGAACAAGTGGAGCCTGATTTAAGAGTGTTAGATTTATTTTGATTAGAAACGTCAAAAAAATTAGAATCAGTAATATCTATTAAGTCAATTCCAATAGTTTTAATATCTTGAAGAGATAATGTTTCGCAAAAAATATTTTCAAATACATTATCATCAATTGATTGAACAGACAATACAGATTTTAAACTGGATGAAATTTTTAAAGGTTGTAATGTTTTAACTTCATCATGAATAATTAAATGTGAATAATCTTCGACTTTAAATAATTTATTTTGTTGTTTATTGAAAAAATCAGTTTTAACTAAATAATCGAGGTCATCGATAATATTAATATTATAATCATTTTTAATAGCTAAAAAAGAACCATAATAATCAAGTCCGTGTATAAATTTATGTTCGTGTAAAACTTTACTTGTTAAAAATGAGAAAAACCCATCAATAAACGAAGAATTATTATAGTCATTAATTTTAGGATGAACTTTGATGTTTTTGTCAAATGATGGTAAATTAAATAATTGAGTATCATTATGATTATATTTTCCAACTAAATATTTGAATGGGTCTAATAATGGTGCCATTTTAATAAATACTTTTTGTGTAGTGGTCATATCATCATCATCCGAAATATGTTTAAGTTTACAATTAAATATATGTTCAGAATCATCATTTTTATGTTGTAAATCTGTAATATCAGATATAGCCCATTGATGATTTAAATTAATGGAATTCCAATTGGTAGAATTTAATGAGAAAAATCTGTCATAAATTGGTATATAATTTTGAGTATTAGTAAGATTAATGTTTTTGTTAGTTTGAAATTTGTTAAACAAGTTAATATTCTTTCTCTTTTGGTAATTTACTGAAAGTGTCATTAGTCAATAAAAATATTAAATAAACTTATATTTAACTTATTATTTGAGAATATCCTTAATATTTAAAATAATATAAAATTCGTAAATATAAAATGTTTTATATGTGTAATATAAATATATGAATTTAGAGTTAAAAAGATTTGATATGAAGAGTATCACTTTTAAGCCAAATGAATCAAAGGGGCCAGTTATAGTATTAATAGGAAGACGTGATACCGGTAAATCTTTTTTAGTTAGAGATTTACTCTATTATCATCAGGATATTCCTATTGGCACAGTCATTTCCGGAACAGAAGAAGGCAACGGATTTTACGGAAAAATGGTGCCCAAATTGTTTATTCATAATGAATACAATACTGCTATTATTGAAAATATTTTAAAAAGACAAAAAGGCGTTTTAAAACAAGTTAAAAAAGAAATAGAAACATTTAGACGAAGCACTATTGATCCTAGAACATTTGTAATTTTAGATGATTGTCTTTATGATAATACATGGGCACGGGATAAAATGATGCGTCTCCTCTTTATGAACGGTCGCCATTGGAAGGTCATGTTACTCATCACAATGCAATATCCTTTAGGCATACCTCCTACGCTCAGAACTAACATTGATTATGTATTTATTTTAAGAGAACCATATATTGCTAATAGAAAGCGTATTTATGAGAATTACGCTGGTATGTTTCCTACATTTGAATCGTTTTGTCAGGTGATGGATCAATGTACTGAGAATTTTGAGTGCTTGGTTATCAATAATAACTCAAAATCTAATAAATTACAAGACCAAGTATTTTGGTACAAGGCAGATGAGCATAATGATTTTAGATTAGGTTCAAAGGAATTTTGGGAATTATCTAAACAAATCAACGATGATGACGATGATGGAGAACAATATGACCCAAATAATGTGAAAAAACGTGGTCAAGGACCTAAAATAGCGGTAAAAAAGAGCAAATGGTAATAAAATTAGAAATGTTTGCTCTTGCGATCGCAAGAGCAAAAATATACACTAAAGAAGGTCACAAAAAATAAAATATGCAACCGGTATTTATAATGCTTTTATATTGCTTTTGATTTTAATAATAAAAGCAATATAAAGACATATTCATATAATAGAATATAAAATGAGCATAGACATAGTCAATCTTATTGAAAACAACCCAATTACCAAATTATCTGGTAATTACCAAACTAAATTAGTTGAAAAGGTAAAAAATAATTTTACTAATTACGAACAACAATTATTTTTATCAAGTTTTTACTGCTACTTAAAATATGATTCTAAAAATGATTTTGTAATTGATTTAGATAATGTATGGAAATGGTTAGGATTTCAACAAAAAGTGAAAGCAAAAATATTATTAGAAAATCATTTTCTAATTGACAAAGATTATAAAAAATTGCTTTCCCCAACGGGAAAGCAATCAATTCATATCAAAGGTGGGCATAATAAAGAAATTTTTATGTTAAATGTTGAAACCTTTAAAAAGTTTTGTTTAAAAGCAGGAACAAAAAAGGCAGATGAAATTCATGACTATTTTATTAAATTGGAAAATATAATGTTTGA